AACTTACTCTGAAAGTCACCAAGGCGTGAAAAATGGAAGAATGAATCTAAAGACTATACAGACTAATACAATAATGGGCGACGTTATCATCGGTGTCCAATTCGGAATCGCAAACCCCGATGAAATCGTCAAGCGCAGCGTCGTTCACGTCATTACCGACAAGACACACCAAAATAAAGATCAGCCTGTGGCAGGTGGAGTCTTTGATTCCCGTTTCGGTGTAATTGAAAACGGCAAGATCTGTCCGACCTGTAAACAGAACAATATTCTCTGTCCCGGTCATTTTGGTCACATTGCTCTGGCTAGGCCAGTGTACCTGTACCAGTTCATTGATCAGGTCATCAAGGTGCTACAAATCGTATGCCTGAACTGCTCAAACCCGTACCTTCCCGATGCAGAACTTGAAGCGATTTCCAAAAAGATGAAAGGTATGGATCGGTTCAATGCTGTTCGTGAACGTACTGTCGAATACAAGACGCATGAGCTTAAAGAGTCTTCGGCATGCGCACACTGTAACTCCCCTACGATTGCAAAAGTTATTAAGGAGGAAGGCACGATCGCTAAGCTTCAGGCAAAGACGTACGAGGAGGGTGACCCGATCCCGCTCCAGCCCGAAATGGTTCTACGGACGTTTCAGCGCATCACCGATCGGCACGTTGATCTTATTGGATTCAATTCCAAGTTCAGTCGTCCTGATTGGATGGTGTGTACGGTTCTGGCCGTCCCACCACTAACAGTTCGTCCGTCAGTCATCATGGACGATAATCAGCGGATGGAAGATGATTTGACACACAAGCTGATTGATATTGTCCGCAATAACCAGAAGCTACAGGATCGTATCGATAAGGGCGATTCGGCCGAGATGATTGATAAGTACACAGATATCCTCCAGTTCGATGTTGCGACGTACGTCGATAACGATATAAAGGGTATTCCGCCGGCCGCTCAGCGCTCAGGACGTGCTCTAAAGACTCTCAAGTCTCGTTTGGGCGCTAAGACTGGTCGTGTGCGCGGTAATCTTATGGGCAAGCGCGTCGACTTCTCTGCTCGTTCAGTGATTACGCCGGACGCCAACATTGATGTAGATGAGCTAGGTGTACCAGAAGAGATTGCACGAAACTTGACGTTTCCTGAGATTGTTACGAGCTATAATCGCGATCGGCTGATGTCGTATGTACGTAATGGACCTACAAAGTACCCCGGTGCCAAGTCCGTATACATCAAGCACGACAATCGGTCAGTCAACCTGAAATTCATTAATCCTGAAACAATTGATCTGAAGCAGGGTGATGTGGTTCACCGTCACCTGATCGACGGTGATTCAGTACTCTTTAACCGCCAGCCTTCCCTACACAAGGCATCAATGGAATGTCATCGCGTGCGTGTCCTGCCGTTCTCAACGTTCCGCCTGAACGTATCCGCTACCAAGCCTTACAACGCAGACTTTGACGGCGACGAGATGAATATGCACGTGCCACAAAGCATTGCGTCGGCAACAGAGCTGAAGACTCTAGCCACCGTGCTGAATCAGATCATTTCGCCGCGCACGAACTCTCCGATTATCACGATTATTCAGGATACTTTGACAGGTTCGTTCCGCGTATCTCAGAACCACGTAGAAGTCCCCGAGCATATTGCGATGAATATCATGGCGCGCATGAAGAAGCCTCTATCGACCTACCGTCGTAAGGACCGCCCAATCACTGGCAAGGAACTCATGTCCACGACATTCCCGCTCATGAATTTGAATGGTGAAGCCAAGGTTGTGAATGGCGAGTTCAAGTCTGGAGTTATGGGGAAGGGAGCGTACGGTTCAGCATCTAAGGGTGCAATCCACGTGATCTTCAACGATTTCGGTCCGAAACGTGCCGGACAGTTCATTAATGACATTCAGAACATTGTTACAAAGTACAACTTGTTCTCTGGATTCTCGGTTGGTCCTTCAGATCTGATTGTTAACGCCGAGACTGATGAACTCATTAAGTCAAGCATTGCCGAATGTAAACAGAAAATTGCGGATATCATGTCTTCAGTTCATTCCGGCACGTTCCTGAATTCTGACGGTCGTGAGAATGGTGAGGAACTAGAGAACCAGATTATGAAGGTCATTGGTGAAACGACGAAGAAGTTGTACGCTGAAGTGATGGACAAGCTTCCGAAAGATAACCGAATGTACCAGATGGTAAAGTCTGGAGCTAAGGGAAATGACCTGAATATCGGTCAGATGATGGCTCTTCTATCTCAGCAGAATGTTGCAGGTAAGCGTATTCAGTACACCCTTCAGGATCGCACGCTGCCTCATTTCCATAAGTACGATGACGGTTTGGAATCTCGTGGGTTCGTAGAGTCTAACTTTATCGGCGGAATTCGTCCGGCCGAGTTCTTCTTCCACGCTATGGGTGGTCGCGAAGGTCTCATTGATACAGCTATCAAGACGTCAGATTCAGGATACATTCAGCGCCGACTGGTAAAAACTATGGAGGATATCCATGTAGAGTATGATGGAACTGTACGTAATGTGAATGGTGCAATCGTGCAGTTCAATTACGGTGGAGATGGAATTGATTCGGTATGTGTCGAGAAGCAAGAACTACCACTAGCTCTAATGTCCATGGAACAGATCTTCCGAGACTTCGCGATTTCAGCCGATGATATTTCTGCGGTTGTCAAAGGTGAAGTCAAGGAGTTCCATGATATGGTTGATCAGATCGTTGAGGATCGCGATACGCTCGTGCGTAACGTGTTCCGATTCCGTAAGGAAGATACGGTATTTGCGCCGGTTCATTTCGAGCGGATGGTGGAGAAGTACCAGAACCCTTACTCTGTCAAGACTGATCTAACACCAGTATATGTAGTTGACGAAATCGACAAGATGTGTTCTCAGCCGTTTGTACGACACAACAAGCTGTTCCATATCCTGATGCGGTACCACTTTGCGCCCAAGAAATCTATTATCAAGATGCGGCTCACTAAGGCGATGTTTGACGAAATGTTGAAGGACATTCATTTCCGGTACATTAAGTCCAAGGTTCATCCGGGCGAGATGGTTGGAACGATGGCTGCTCAGTCAGTAGGTGAGCCTACGACGCAGCTTACACTCAACACCTTCCACTCAGCCGGTACGTCAGCTGCGAATGCAACTGGAGGTGTGCCGCGTATTATGGAACTTCTGGCTGCTTCCCCAAATCCTAAGACTCCTATTGACACGATCTATCTAGACGCCAGTATTGCTGGATCTCAGGATGCGGCAATTGCTAAGAAGCGCGAGATCCAGAAGACTACGCTCCGTGATATCACGAAGTCGGTGCGTATCTACTACGACCCAAATCCTCTGTCCGAGAACACAGCAGTTCAGGAAGACCGTGATATTCTCCAGTCATACCAGAAGTTCTCAGTCACAAACGGGCAGCTGTGTACGTCACCTTGGGTCGTACGTCTAGAGTTCAACGATATGGAGATGGTGGCACGTAACGTGATTGATATGACGATGATTGCCGCTAAGATCCAGAACAATCGCTCACTAAAGGTGTTTGAGTGTATTCATTCGGACACCAATGCTCCAGGTAAGCTAGTGTTGCGTATTGTATTTGTGGCGGATGTCGTGAAGAATGTCCTGGCGCTGCGATTCATTGAAGATAAGTTACTGGACACTGTACTGAAGGGTATTGAGGGGGTTGGGCGAGTATACCCTCGCGAAGTCAAGGATGAGCTGACGTATGATGAGAAGACTGGTGGGTATGTCGCAGCACCCCAATGGGTTCTAGATATTGAAGGTAAGAATTTACTAGATCTCTCGACGATTGCCAACACCGATCCTCTGCGCTCATTCTCAAACGATATTCATCAGATCAGAGACGTGTTTGGAATCGAGGCTGCGCGTATTGCCCTGATGCGCGAATTCAATACGGCATTTGCTGGTTCATCAATCAATTATCATCATCTGATTACGCTCGTAGACGCAATGACCTACCCTGGATTCTTCCTGAAAGCCGATCGTGCGGGAATGTCCAAGAACACGGAGAATGGTGTTCTGGCCAAGTCGTCGTTCGAGGAGACTGCCAAGCATCTATTCAATGCTGCTCTCACTGGCGAGGCGGATAATATGCGTGGTGTATCTGCGAACATCATGTTCGGTCAGAAGCCGCCGTGCGGAACAGGGTTTGTAGATATCCTGATTGACGAGACCAAGTTGCCGGAAGGAACCGAAGAAGATCATGCGATTTTCGAAGAGGAACGTCGTACGGTACACGAGCTTCTGGAGAAGGAGTCAGAGAAAGAAAGTTCGATCAGTATGTCTGACCTGAACATGTTCTAAATGAACCTTAAATAAAAACTAAAATTTGGGATTGAACAATCCTATTTTTTAGTTTACGTGTACTTCAGTATGAAATGAAAATGGAACCAAAATATGACTCTGTGGTTACAGCTGTCATATCTTCTTTTAAAAGTCGCGCTGACTTTGGGTTTAAGAAGTACGGAACAAATTTGGATCGTAAAGATTTGAAGCCTTTAGACTGGATTCAACATACTCAAGAAGAACTCATGGACGCTATTCTGTATTTAGAAAAAATGAAGCAAGAGCTTAGTTCGAGTACGCCAGACCGCCCATGCCAGACATGACACGGAGAATGTTGTAGTTCACAGCGTAGACGCGCACATCCCAAGTGTATTCTGAATCGGGGTTAATCGTTACAGCTCCGCTCATGTTCATTACGATCGTGGCCGTATCAATGCGCGAGAAGTTGCACGTTCCAGACGGCTGGTGCTCTTCGGGCTTCAGCGCAAACGAATACATGTAAATACCGGCCTGATGGATGGGTAACGTAGTAGCAGACTGTACTGTCGCGTTGAGACCAGTGTGGTGCTGGTACGACTGGACCGAGTTGAAGTAGTCGCCATAGCGCTTATCCATACGATCCTGACCATTGATCTGGAGATGCTGCTCATACACCGCATCACGATCGTACGTGAACGGCTGTAAGCGAGTCGCCGATGCGCGAATGGCACCCGCGGAATCTAAGTGGCAGTTGGTGTACGCAGTCGGCTGTACAACCCATACCAGCTCCTTGACGGGGTGGTTGAACGTCAAGTCAATACGGTTATTGTACGACGAAATACCCTTGTCCTCGTTGAACTGTGTCTGCTCGATGAGGTACTCATGCGAGTTCTGAGCCATACGGCGGCGCTCCTCGGTATCGAGGTAGATGTAGTCAATGTACACTGCAGCCTGAATAGGCTGGGTCGGGAAAAGAGCGCCAGAGCTAGTACCGTCAGCATACTTGCTGTTAAAGTTACCCTTAATCATCTTCACGTCATTCCACTCAATGTTGATCTTGACCTCGTGGTACTGGAGCGCAATCAGCGGCAGAGCAGCACCGGGGTTGCGAGTGTAGAAGAAGTTGAGTGGGATGTAGAGAGTGTTCGGTAGAGACTGGTGTCCCGCCGAGCCCAGAGCGCAGCTGTTAGGTACCGTTAGCGATACCGTCGAGTTGAGTACGTTGGCGTTGCTGTTAATATCGTTAATGTACGTCTGGGAAACAGTTCCCGATACATTCGGTCCAGCACCGACCATGTTCCACAGCTTCTTGGACGTCGTCAGGTCGCTTGACAGAGCATCCCACAGGTACAGCCACTCACCATATAGACGATCAATCAGCTGTCCACCAATATCCAGCTCGACGTACTTGAGTAGATTGTAACCTAGACGTCCCTGGTCGTTGTTGTACAGGGCGGTCGGCATCACAACCTCGAGGTACGTGGAGTACAGGAGATCAGCATGGCGACCGATGAGCGCCGAATGCTTGACTCCCCACGCAGCCTGCCCAGTCAAATTAATACGAAAAGGCTCCATCGCGAAGTTCGTGTGGCGCTTAAACAGACCCTTCCAGAAGGTAATCTGGGGATTGCCGGAAAGGTATGCGTCCTGAGCGCCGTAGGCAACGAGCTGTAGTAGTCCGCCACCCATTATGTATTTATATGTTCGTTATACTCTTTTTTCAGGGAATCTACTTGCGGTGGCGGCGAGTCTTGCGCGCAGTCTTGCGAGAGCGGCGGCGGCGACCGGCTGCGGGGGCAGACGTCTCCATAGGCATCTCCTCCTCTACGGGCTCATCGGCACCGCCCTTCTTGCCGTACGTCTTCTTCGCCATCTTCAGGACCTGTCCGAACTTCAGTCCCTTGTGCGCCTTCATCGTCTTCTTAACGTGCGCGAGCCACTTGTTTGCCATTTTTATTTTAACGCAAGATTTTATTAGACTTGGATGTCGTAGATCGGGGTTGTACTCTTCATAGGCTGGAACGAAACTGACGGGTCTGGGGGTATAGGCTGCTTGTATTCCTTAGGCTTGAGTGCACGAAGAGGTTCGGGTTTGAGGACCGTACTGTGTTCCTGGAAGTCACCAATGTACGTTTCCATCGCACTATCTACTGACCCGTAATTCATTAAGTTCCACTGGCATCCATACGTCAACAGAATTTGAGGATTCTTGTTGACTAAATCGCCTTCAATGTCTGGCACGACCATCGTGATGTTATTTCGATTATTCTCAATGAGTTCATTACTATCATTTGTTTGTGCGGCCTGAGTATACGTCAAGCGACGTAAGTTCGAGGTACCCCAGGACATATTTGTCAATTCGTCCATCAATGTACCTTTGACCTCATTCCCCGATACAATAATCATCTTGGACTGTAATTTGCACATTGGTTCGATCGCCAAATTTTTACGCTGATATCCATACGATACATCCAGTAAATACTGAGGGCATGTAGTCTTCAGAACTTCTGCGCACGCATTCATGACATTATTGTTTGTGGTATGGAACACCAAACTCAAAATAAAAGGATCGGTGGATACGGGGCAAACAACCGAATTAAACATATTGTTCGCCAAAGCTACACAACAAGCTCCAAACGGAATCGTGTTGTAAGCGTAATCTGTACCTAGTTTCTGGTTCTTAAGCCCTACAACTGGACCTCCAGATCCGTCATCGTAAATATCCAGCTCAACTAAGCGAGGACCAGCTTTCGCTAACATCGGTATCACAGCATCGGTAATGTAATCATAAATCTTTGCTCCAGGAAACAGCGAGTAAGCCGATGAGGCTACGTAGTAATCACATAACCGGTACTCGGGAGTCGTAGGGCATCCTAAAGGAGCTAATGCCATAACGGAGTTATAAGCATTAAATGTTGGTTCAGCTGTCGCCTGAGCCTGTACTTCCGAAGGCGTTATAACAAGATATATGACAAACGCAATTGCCATTAGAACCAGAACAGGGATAACCATCACGAGCGCAAACCCGTACGACTCCATTATTAATTAGGGGCAGTAATAAACGCCATAGTAACAGCGTAAATAATTATACCAATAAGGACTATTGTTGTTCCAAACTTAAACCATCTGTACCATGTCTCGGGGGGATCCATTTATACTTTAAATAATAAACCGCGAAAACCTCTTACCACTTTATCTGGAATACGATCTTCCATCGACGTTCCTGTCAAACAGCATAAATGAAAGTACAAACAGTACATTCCACACTCCGAATTCTCATACTGATGGCGAGTTTTGTTATACGTAACTTTCATTGGCTTACTGTGAATCTTAGTTTCATCCCATGTTTCCGACCACCGCTTCATTAACTGAACAACTTCCTTCTCAGGTTTTTCGGCATATGAATCAAAATATGTTATGCGAGGGTACTCAAGTTCGGGACGAATATCACAAAACAATGCAATCCAATGTTCTCCCGGACCAGTACTTTTATCAGTATTAAATACGACTCCTATCTGACGATACCCTTTTTTATACAGTGCCTTGATATCCAAAGAACACAACGAACTAACTAAACATGTTCCTAAACTTGACTTCTTATCGAAATCTATCGGCACAGCTCCTACGTAATAGTATTCAGAAAAGACCTTTGTGTACTGTTTTTCAATCGCATCAATATCAGTAGATGACAACCATTCTTCCGGATTAGATTTCCATGAACCTGGAGCTTTAGGTTTAGATATCAGTGAAAGAATAATACATTCCGTAGATTTGTCACATTGATCCTGCAGCTTCTTCTGAATCTGTTTCCACACAACCGAAGGTTCGCCTGGACGAATTGGTTTGGATCCGGAATGTTCTTTGTTGAAAACCTTACGCAGGTTTTCTACTTCGCGAGCATCGAAGTACATTGTATTGAAAACGGATAATCTTCTTGAGAACGCATAACTCGTAAAATGAACGATCTGAAATCCTGTATCAAGCAGTACCGAGAGATTGATGACCAGCTCCGTGAACTAAATAAGCGAGTTTATGAGAAACGCGATGCGCGTAAGGTCGTAGAACTGGAAATTGCTGGTATTATCCGTGATCCAAAGTATGACGCAATCAAGAAAATTAAGCTTGAAGAAGACGGATCTACCATCTCATTCAAGCGTCCAAATGAATGGGTAAAGCCTTGGTCAATTTCTCAGAAAGATCTGAAGGATCTGGTAGGACAGTACTTTACCAAGGGTGGTCCAGTAAATCCCGACGAACTTGTGAAGTACATTATTGAGACGAAGAAGCAGACTCTCGTAGCGTCAGAGTTCAGTTTTACGCGTACAGTTCCGGGTGAGCAGGATGAGTAATATCTTAAACAACTATGAAAATCAACCTGAAAAGGTTTTTCATAAAAACGGACTTACGGTAGATTAACAGAAATAAGAATACAACAATATGCAGCAAGTACAGTACAACCCATTCAACTCAAAGAACCGCTTGTTTACCAAACCTGATATTCAAGCGATTCTTTCGAAGCACGGATGCGAGTTTGTAGTGACCAACACTGAACTCTTTCAGAAAGCGATGGTTCATTCGTCTTACGTCAAGAAAACAGAGTACACTTCGCCAACTGGTGAACCTGCTCAACTCGCTGAAAAGCCGAGGGAATGCCTAGGTCTATTTGACGAATCGTATGAACGTCTGGAACATTTGGGCGATTCAATTCTGGGTGCGTGTGTTTCAACGTACCTTATGAAACGGTACCCTGAAGAGAACGAAGGATTTATGACAGATTTGAAGAAGGAGATTGTGTGTAATGAAATGTTGGGATCTTTAAGCCAGAAAATTGGACTTGATAAGTTTTACATCATTTCACGTCACAATGAAGATGTGTGTTCTGGACGAGCCAACTTCAAGAAACTAGGAGATATCCTAGAAGCATTTCTTGGAGCTTTGTGGACCGATTCCGGTAACGATTTCAAGATCATGTACTCCTTTGTAATTTGTCTGGTTGAAACCTACATTGACATTCCCAAAATCCTGATGAATAATCGAAACTTCAAGGAGCAACTACAGAAACTGTACCAGGCCAAGTTTCATCATACTCCAGGATACGCCGTGATTTCTGCAGCCACGAATCAGTACACTATGGCAGCCGTAGATGAGAAAGGGAATCATCTAGGTATTGGAACGGCTCCTACGAAAAAGCAGGCCGAACAATTGGCGGCTAAAGAAGCCATTCTACGGCTTTCGGGGAACTCGGCGAACAAGTAGTTCACGTTGAGTTCCAATAGGAGGCGTATCGTCTCCATCCTGATTACCACCTCCCTCAATTGATCGCAAAGCTTCAGCTACACGCTGCGGCTGATCTGCAAACTGGATAAGAAGTTGGGTAC